TTGAGATCCCTAAAGGGTATAAAGGCTGTTTATATATAAAAGATGTCGCAACTGAAAAATACAAAAATCAAGAAGAAGTGTTGTTTAAACGAGGCTTTCAGTATAAAATAAAAAGTGTAAATAAAGAAAAGGACAGATATTATATCAAAGCGGAGGCTGTTTTATGAGTGGAATAGGATATTATTATGATGAAAATGGTGTGAAACAAGAAATGGAAATAGGTCCGAGTTTTGATGACTTTCCTGGAATGGCAAAAGTGACAAGTCCTATACCATTATGCCATGCATGCAGAAAAGCAGATTTTGATGAAAAAGGTTACGAAACTTTATGTAAAGTGTATGGTAAGATACCAAGCAAACATTTAAAGGCAAAAGATTATAATTGTCCATATTTTGATAACGAAAATAATGGGTGGTATCAGTTGATAAAAGATAAAGTAGAAAAAGCAAAGGATGAGAACAATGGATAACTTTAAAGCAGTATATAAAATCTTATCAGCATTGGAAAAAGCAATGGATTATCCAGAATTTGATATCAACGATGTTGGATCAGAAGCATTAGGAGTTTCTGAAGAACGTTGGGCACGATATATAGAGATGATGGTTGATGTCGGATATATCAAGGGTGTAAGTATAAAACGTGATATCACAGGAGCAACAAGGATTAATGCAAGCGATGTCAGAATTACGTTAAAGGGCCTTGAGTATCTGCAGGAAAATTCAATGATGAAGAAAGTATATAATGCTGTAAAAGGAATCAAGGATATAACACCAAATTTATAAATATGTACCATCTGATCAATGTCAGGTGGTATTTTTATACGAAATTTTAAGAAAGGAGCAGCGAAACATGAAGTCAACAGAATAGAAAGGACGGTGATCCAAATATCTCCCCGCAGCAGGGTTAAGCTGCAGAGGACACGCAGAGAGATCTGGGTGTTATTTTTATGCAAAGAAATAAGATTGGTCAGCTGATCAGACCTTAAACAGTCGGTTCGTGGCGGTCGGTTACACGCCTAAAACAACCTAATACGAAAGGAGAATAAGCAACATGAAAACAGATTTTTTAAAAGGTTTAAATCTTTCCCAGGAAGTGATTGACAAGATCATGGCTGAAAACGGAAAGGATATCGCAGCAGAACAGAAAAAAGCAGAGAAGATCATTCAGGAGCGAGACAGCTATAAGCTTAAAGCGGAGAATCTTGAAACTCAGGTAAACGATGCAAATGCAGAGATTCAGAAGTTTAAAGACATGGATATTGACGGAATCAAGCAGGCAGCAGATGACTGGAAAGAGAAAGCTGAGAAAGCAAAGAGTGATGCAGATGCACAGATCTCAGAAATGAAATTTGATTATGCGTTATCTGCAGCATTGACAGGAGCGAAAGCTAGAAACAGCAAAGCGGTCAAAGCGTTACTTGATATGGACGGACTGAAACTAAATGATGGAAAGATCATTGGTTTAGACGAACAGCTGTCACAGATCAAGGAAGAAAACGGCTTTTTGTTTGAAAGCGATGAACCTGCACCAACGATCGTTAAAGGAACAAATGGTGGTTCCGGCGGTATTGGTGGAAAGAAACCAAGTGAAATGACATATTCGGAACTCTGTGACTATATGGAACAGAATCCCGGAGCAGAGATTTAAATAAAGGAGTAAGAAATGGCAGGAGAAAAATTTGATTCTAAATCATTCAATCCTCAGGCATTCGGTGCCTACACAGAGAGGATTCCAAATTTAAAAAGGAACGAGCTGATCAAGTCCAGAGCCTTAAAAGGTAATCAGGATATCAAAAACACGTTCAGTTCACAGACAGGAACAGTATATGCAGTATTGCCAATGCATGGTCTGATCGGTGGAGCAGCACAGAACTATGATGGCGAGACAGATCTTAAATCTGAAAGCACAGATACATTTGAGAGGGGTGTCGTTGTAGTTGGTCGTATGAAAGGATGGACAGAACGAGACTTTTCAGAAGATGTTACAGGTGGTGTAAGCTTTATGGACAATGTTGCAGCACAGGTCAATGATTACAAAGCTGATCTGGATCAGACAACATTAGTAAAGATCCTGGAAGGTGTCTTTGCAATGACCGGAAAAGAAAACAAAATCTTTGTTGATACACATACATCTGATATCACAGCAGTAACAGCAACCGACAAAGATGGAAATGTAAAAAATGTTGTCCAGGCTGATACATTAAATACAGCTTTACAGAAGGCAGCAGGAGACAATAAGTCTAAGTTTACGATCGCGATCATGCACAGCGCGGTGGCAACGAATCTTGAAAATCTGAAACTGTTAAAATATATGACACAGACAGATGCAAATGGAGTTGAAAGAGACTTAACTCTTGCAACATGGAATGGCCGCTTAGTTCTGATCGATGATTCTATGCCAACAGAAGAAGTTGCTGCAGTAGAAGAAAGTGGAACAAAAGGAGAGTCTGGTTATGTTGCAGCACAGGAAGCTTACACAAAATATACAACCTATGTGCTAGGTGACGGAGCTTTTGATTATGAAGACATTGGTGCCAAAGTACCATACGAAATGTATCGTGATCCAAAAACACATGGTGGAGAAGATACTCTGTATATGAGACAGAGAAAAGTATTTGCACCATACGGCATTTCATTTACTAGAAAATCTATGGCTGCAAAATCCCCAACAGATACAGAACTTGCTGATGGATCTAACTGGACACTGGTTGATAACGGAAAAACAAATTCCGATAAGAAAGTGATCGATCACAAAGCAATTCCAATCGCAAGAATCATTTCCAGAGGGTAGGCGGTGATCCGGTATGGTGGAATATGCAGACAGGGATTTTTATGAAAATACATTTCATGGCGAGATCATACCGGAGAAAGTTTTCCCTGGTATGGTCTTAAAGGCGAGTATCTTTGTGAAGTTTCTTACATTTTCCAGAGTCGATGATATGACAGAGATTCCAGAAGAAGTAAGCTTGGCCACATGTGCAGTGGCAGATGTAATGTATCAGGATAGAATGAGAAAAGATGATGCAGGAAGGGAGATCGCAAGTGAGAACAACGATGGATACAGTGTAAGTTTTGTGACGAGTCAGAGCAAAACAACAGGCACTGTGGAGCACCGTTGTAAGAAAGCGGCGTATCCTTATCTTGCACATACAGGACTCTTGTACAGGGGGTGTGGGCCATATGATGACAAATGCAGACCTCACGATCTATAACAGTCACGGAGTTGATAAAAAGACAGCACGAAAGATTTATTTAAAGACTCAGATCAAAGGTGTTAATTTTTACACAAAGCAGCAGACAACTGTTACCGATCAGGGACTCAGTTCTGCCGATTTGTATCAGATCCGCATCCCGTTATCTGCAGATACAGAAGGGAAAGAATACATCGATGCAGACAAGTATCGGGGATTATCTGCAGAAGAAGCAACAAAGTACTGGACGATCAATAACGGAGATCTATTTGGAAAAGGATTGTTAGATGATTTTGAGAAAGAATCAGAATTTTTAAAGCAGCAGTACACAGGAAAGGTATTGTCGTTTTCAGATAACCGAAGAGGCAGTTTACCACATTGGAGAATCGGAGGTGCTTAGATGGCAACACAAGTAAAGATAGATTTTTCGCCAGAACAGATTCTTAAATTGAAAGGATTAGAGAAGAATGGACCAGCACAAAGATTTTTTACAGGAGAGTTCCGAAGAAAGATGGATCCATATGTTCCTTTTTTAACTGGAACATTAAAAAACACTGCAATAGAGAATGAAGATTCGATTCAATATACAACACCATATGCACAGAAACAGTACCACGAGAACAAAGGAAATGGTCTTCGCGGTAAAGAATGGGACCAGAGATGTTGGGCAGATAACGGTGATCAGATTACAGAATCTGTTGCGAAGTCTATTGGAGGGAAAGCAGAATGAGTGTAATCGCAAGTGTGAGAGCATTTATCCAGGACTATCCAGGTTTATCTACTTTTGATGATCTGGTTGGCGTGGAACATCTTCCGGAGGATACAAAAAGTTATGCGATCGAAGCATCGGTAACATCACAGCCAATTAAAAAGCGATATATTAACGGCGACACAGAACGCCGTTTTAATTTTGTCCTGGCAAGCCGTGAGTACTTCGGGGCAGACGTTGCAGAGAATATCGATGTGGCGGAGTTTTACGAAGATTTCTCAGACTGGTTGGAACGATGTACGATCAATAATGATCTTCCGGAAATGGATAAAGGAAAAAGAGCAATTAAAATACAGGCACTGACAAATGGCTACGTGTTTAACGCAGATGCATCAAAAGCACAGTACCAGATTCAGTGCCAGTTAATTTATTATCAGAAATTAGGAGGAATATAAAATGGCAGAAACAGCAAGCAAAACAGTAAAACAGCGTTATCAGGAAGCTTCTTACTTAAAAGTAGGAGAGAACTTCGAACTTATGGGAACTGGTTTTACAGAGTTAAATGAAGATCCAGGAGCACAGACAACAAGTAAAAAATATATCAATGATAAATCATCCACATCAAGCATTACAAGTTATGAAGGTGAGCACGGATTTACAGCCGATCAGATTCCAAGCGAAAAGGTCATTAAAGATCTGGTCAGTATTGGCAAAGAGAGAAAAACAGGAGCAGATGCAGAACGTGAATTTGTTCGCGTTGATCTGGATGAAAAAGTAGAGGGAGATACCACTGGGACAGTATTCAAAGCACGTATGTTTACCGTAGCTGCTGAAATTTCAAGTTTCTCTGATAATGACGGAGAATTACAGGTTGAGGGAACACTTCACGACAAAGGAGATCCTGTTATGGGTAAATTTGATACAAAGACAAAGACATTTACACCGGATTCAGCAACGGAGTAAACGAAAGCGAAGCGAAGCTTGGAATTAGAATTAAGGAGTAAGATATATGTTTATTTGGAATGGAGAGAAGCTTGCATTTAATTTTCTGGATGCAGATATGATGAAGAAGTTTAATGATGCAAGCAAAGAGATGTGGAAGGAACTTGGAGAGTACGAAGAAA